TTAAATTGTTGGAACACCTGTAAAAATTTTGTCAGTTGCAGATTCTTCTCTTTTGTTTATTTCAGAACAATCTATAAAGAAATTGATATTTTCATAAGATAATTTCATAGAACACTCTGAATATACTTCCACTTGATAACCCATTTTTTCAAAATCAGTATGATATGTAGAAGAAATTTTATCACGACTCTCTTTATCGTAAATATTTACAAGAGCCGTATCACCTAACCATGTAGTAATTTGAACCAATTTATCGTCTAACGGATGATCCTGCTTTAAATACTTAACAACTTCAGGCTTTTTAGGCTCAATAACTTCAACAGGTTCAAGAACCATTGTTTTATTAGGACTTGAATCTAAACTTTTCAATGATTTATTTTCTAACTCAACAAATTCGATATTATCTAATTTAACATCAGTCTTTAATTCCGTCTTTTTGTCTTCATTCAAAAAAGCAAAAGGATTAAGTGAAAAATCAAAAAATAGAAAACCAATAATCATAGCAAAAGTTACAATAGCCGCTAAAATAAAAGGCCATGAAAACCAAACAAGTTTAACACCAACAGCATCTAAATCCTCTTCAACATCACCATCACTAAGAAGATGAGATTTATAACATTTAAAAATCTCTTTATCATAGGTTTTTGTTTTATTACCTATCATCTTTCTGTCAGAATCTCTAACGTAATAAGTAAATACATTATTACCCATTGTTTTTTGCTTCATAACTTCATAATAAATTTCAACAAAGCCCAGAATATCACGAGGTATTCTATTATAATCTTGAGTAATTAAATAAATATCATAGCCAGCTTGTCTATGCGTAGAAAAAAAGTTTTCTATATCTAAAACCTCAGATTTTTTTCTTTGTTTATTCAAAGCAAAATGAGCCTCATCAACAACAATAAGAGGAGCACGACCTTTATCATCTCTCCAGTCGTCTTGATAATCCTCTACATTCAAAAAAGTATCAGAAAAATCACCTTTTTCACTTTCAACTATTTGAATTAAATCACGATCAATTTCTAATATCTCAGATAAATAATCTTTGTTCAGTGAAAGATTAGTTATAACCTTTCTATTTTTTCTTAAAGCAGGTAAAACTACCTGTTGGGTAGCCATAAAGCTCTTACCCGAACCTGGCACCCCATAAATCATTCTAACAGCCATATATATTTCCCTCGTTACTGTTTTTTTAAAATTATTTAGAACCTAATCTAACAAATGGAATTAATTGAAGAAGCAATTTCACGCCATGAGCAGAAAGATATATAGTAAAAACTTCATGCAAACCTACCGCAGCCGCAGCATCAATAAAATCAGATGGTAAAGCATCGTAATATTTTGAAAAATCGATAAAATCTAACATTTCACTTAAACTATCAAGAAGTAGTAAAATAGCAGTCATAACACTATCGAAAATAAATAAAAACAAATCATTAAAAATATCATATAAAGTTGTAACTAACTTTTTAAATAATTCTAAAATATAATTTAAAGCATCATTTAGCATAACCCCCCCTTAAAATATTTGTCTAAATGCATAAAAAGAAGCGTTCATAAGTAAAATTATTCTAATTAATTCAATTAAATTAAAATTATTTTCACCAATAGGCAAATTTTCTAAATCAATTTTATGTTCACCAAAATCGACAATATCAAAATCAAAATTAAGTTTTAACTCAGGAAAATCACCATCTTTTTTGAATGGATTTAAAGAAGCAAGGAATGCACCTATCCCACCATCATTAAAACCTTGAATATGCTTATTCAAAACACCTTGAAAACCTTCAGTATAAATAGGGGTGTACCAACCATCTAAATCAGGTGTACCTGCTTCACCCCAATCAGTACCAGAGCCAGAACCAGAACCAGAACCTTCACCTTTACCAGAACCAGAACCTTCACCAGTTCCATGTGTCGGTGGACAATAAGGACCAACTACGCAAGGACGATCAGAACCATCATCAGAACCATCCCCCATGATATCCCCTTTATCTATATCAATTTCAGTCTCAATAACTTCTTCACTTATAACCTTGCCCGTACAATCAGTAACAACTATTTTTTTAATAATAGTTTTTTTAACATCATCTTGAACTTGTGAAGTGTTATAACCAACATCTATGACAGTCGTTGTGATTTTACATTCATCATCTTTTTCAACTTTTTCAGATGAAACTTGTTTAGCGGGTGGATCACAATATTCTTCTAATTGTCCCTCCAGCCAGTACGAGCCTTGATCAAATTGAGCCTCGCACCATTGTTTAAAAGTGTAATCGTAATTGTCATCGACATAACAAGAAGATTCAGGCAATGAATTTAAAGAAGAACCAGATTCACCAGTGTATTGATAAATAGCTTTTCTACAATCGACAGAAGTATCAGCAGTTAAATCAGAAGTAGAAACTTGTTTTACAGCACTTTTACAATATGCAAAAACTTCAAAATCGTAATAACCGCCATAATCAGAAGATTTAGCAAAAAATCTTTCTTCAGGTAGAAACTTAATAACTTTTCTTGCATCTTCTAATAATTGTTCATAAGTACAACCATCAGAACCACAGATATAAAGATTTAAAGTATCATCATTTGGATCACCACCAAGAACAGCAGAAGAACCTAATGAACGTCTAACACTATAATCAATAACCTTAGAATGTTCATAATATGCATAACTTAACTTATCTTTAATTGCAGAATTACCACAAAAGAATTCGTCAAATTGTTCAGGAGTGTAAATACCATTATCAGGTTCAGGATTAGGATTTGTTGGATCTATTCCATAACCCTTATATGTACAAATATATGAACCTTCATATAAATAACCAGTCGGTATTTGTAAAATATCTAAATCAGAATCAGCACAATTTTGAATAGTATAAGAATTATGAAGATAAGAGCCACGACCAAAAATGCTTGTTTGAATACTACAACTTGAATCAGAATCATCACAACCACCACTATGTCTAAAATCAAAAGGTGAAGTTGTATTTATAAAAGGTTCTACAATATGTTTTTTATTATGAGCATCACCATAATAAATATGCATACTTTTATGACTACCACCTCTCCAATCTTTATAACCGATTACATAATCAGTCATTTGAAAATCAGAAGCGTAAGCTTTATTTGGAACAATAAACAACAAAGAAACAACCAAGACATAAAAAGCCATTGTTAAAGTGTTATAAATATCATTTTTAAAAAATTGTTTAATTGTTTTTATGTACTCCATTGATTACCTCTAATTTGATTTAAAACCTTGAACAAATGCAATTGCAGCCGCAGCACCAACTAAAAAATAAATTGATAATGACAAAGCTTGTGAAGCAGATTCAAATGTTGAAAAGTCCATATATTTCCTTTTGTTAATAAATTTGGTGATCGACAT